TCTAATGATGGAAAAACTAGACCAGTACAAACAATCAAAAAGGCCACACAGTTAGCATCCCTATCTGGCAAAAAAGAAGTTGCTATCTTTGTTGAAGCTGGTGATTATTCTGAAGATAACCCAATTATTCTTTATGATGATGTTGCAGTTATTGGTGACAATTTAAGAAATACTATTATTAGACCTCAAAATGCAGGAAAAGATTTATTCCGTGTAAGAAACGGTTGTTATCTAACTGGATTTGCAATGAAGGACTCTATTGATGGAAATGGAGTTCCTTTAGCTACATTTGACAATGCAGTTGCTTTTGATGATCCTGCAGATACTAACACTTCCAGAGTTGGATATGCAGTTACGACTGCAAAACCAATTATCTTCAGATCTCCATATGTACAGAATTGTTCCATCTTATCCTTCTTGGGTGCAAATGGAATTCTTGTTGATGGATCTAAGGTCCAATCACCAAACATTACACCAATTGCAGAGGAGGGGGAAAATCCAGTTGAAGGTGATCAACCAGAACAAGGAAAGTCAATGGTGGCGGCCGCCTTTACCATGGTTTCATTTGGTGGTATTGGATGGAGAACAATAAATGATGGATATGCACAAATCGTTTCTTGTTTCCAAATTTTCTGTAGATACGGATCGTTAACTCAGTCCGGTGGATATCTGTCTATTACAAACTCTGCGACAAACTTTGGAATATATGCATTGAGATCTACTGGATTCAGTCCAAATTCGTTTAGATTTGACCGTGGAAGAGTTGCAACCACAGGTACTTCTGGTGGTCTTCAGACATTAAAAACTGTTGGACTTGGTAGATCTGAACAGGATTTATATGTTTTAAGATTTATTGATGATGATGGAAATGATGATACAGCAAACTTTAAAGCTGCTCCAGTAACAGAAGAATTCACTGCCACTGCAGCAAATGTAAACATATTAGATGATAGTATCACTATCACTGGCCACCAGTTCAATAACCAAGACTCTGTAATCTATAGAGGGGATGAACAAGATGTCCCCCAAAGAGTTATTGGTGGACTTGTCAATGGAAACCAATATTATGTTGTATATATTGATGCAAATACTATTAAACTATCTGAAGATGAATCTTTATTAAATGTTGTAGATTTAACCTCAGTTACTACGGGTATTAATACATTAATTAAAAATAGTCAAGAATTCTTTGCAAAAGAAATTATTGACAGACATAATGTATACCAAACATTAACTATTCCGGGAACTCAAACACTAACGTTTGTTTCTGGTAGATCAGTTCAACAGACTGTTGCTGGTGGAACTGCTGTTGGTATCGCATATACTTGGAATCCTTCTAGTAGAGAACTTGTAGTCTCTGTGGAACTTTCGAATGATGAAAGAACAAACTTCGTTGCAACAGGTGGAGCTAACTTAACAATTGATGATCATACAGGAACTCCTATATCAACATCGATTGGTTCTGTCGCAGGTGTATCAACATATTGGACAGTTGAAACTAAAGTTGATTCTACACTTGCAAGTGGACAAATTCTTTCTCCACAAAACTTACCAGAAACTTATAGGTTACATTTCCACAGACCATCAATTATTAACTCTTCCTCTCATACTTGGGAATATGCTGGATCGGGTACTGACTATAATGCTTTACCACAAAACGGCGGAAAAACTAATACAGCATTCGAACAAGTAGGTGAAGGTGGTGGTAGAGTTTATACATCCGGAACTAATGAACTTGGAGACTTTAAAGTTGGAGATTTCATTACTGCGTTTAACAGAACTGGTAACATCATTTTCAATAATACAGTAACCATTGGTAATCTTGATTCTATTCGATTATCCCTTTCTGGTGGTGTTTCTATTGAGGAATTCTCAATTGATCAAGGATTGGGCGACAACGAAGTTGGGGGTCCACAAAACTTTAGAGTTTCTACACAACTTGCAGTTAGAGGATTTTTAGAAAATAGACTTGGCAATTTTATTGACAAACTTGTTTCTACAAATTCCATTCCAAACTCAGTAGTGCAGTTAAACTCTCTTGGACAAATCAATCAAGAGTTGATTCCACCAAAGACTGTAAATTACTATAAGTCAAACTATGATGGCGGCAGAACTCAGTTAGTAAACCAAATTCCCGCACAAAATATTTTAAGTGGTGAAGTTGTTGCTGAACCAACAGATTCATTCGTTCTTATTAGCGATACTGTATCGCAATATATTGTTCTCGATAATGATACAATTTATAACTTCAATGATCAGGATGAGGTCGTCAGCGTAAATTCTGGTGGTGGTGCTATTGGTGTAGTTACTGCTCCAACATCTTCTGGCGTTAATACGGACACTTTATCATTCCCAAATGTTGGTTATGGTGCTACTGGTTTAGTTCGTGGTGTTTCTCTATCACTTAAAGATCTTGTTGGTGGTAGTGGATACGATAATGCAGGTATATACACCGGAGTTAGACTTGATACAGCATCAGGTATTGGAACTGGAATTACTGCACAAATTACTGTTAGTGTTGCTGGTACTGTTAGTAACGTTGCAATCAATACTGGTGGATACCTGTTTGCAGTAGATGATTTACTAACACTCAACGATCCAAGTGAAATTGGTGGAAGAACTGGAGGATCTAACTTTACTGTTAAGATAGGTGGAGTAGAAACCAGATTGTATCTGGCATTAACTAATGCTCAGAAATTTGCTGGAAATGTATCTTTACCCGATTATTTTGCAGATGGAAACGCAGTTGGATATTCTACAAATATTGGAATTGGAACTACAGTCGCGTTTACACCAACAGATATAAGTCTTTCTGGAGATGTTGATTTTGCAAATGATAGAATTGTAGTTGGAAGTGGACATCCATTTGACGATGGAGATCCACTCCGTTATGTGGTAACTGCAGGTACTGTAATAGATCCGCTTGAAAATAACGTTACATATTATGCCAAAAAAGTTGGAATTAGTTCTATTGAACTTTACACTACCTATGCATTAGTAACTAGAGTAGATTTTAATAGTAGTGGAACGGGAACTCACGAATTAGTAAGAGCTGGATTCAATACAAGCACAGATCAAATAACTTTCGTTGCACATCCATTTACTCAAGGAGATCCAGTAAGAGTAACTGGAGATACTCCAACTGGAATTACAACCGGCAACTTCTATTTTGTTGGATCTGTAACAAACAACTCATTTACTCTTCATACAACAAGAGCACAATCTTTAAATTCTATTAATGGATTGTTACTTAACACTATTAGTATAACGAATGCTGCAGGTTCTGTCGGAATAATGACATTGACGGAACAAAATATTGAGTATTCTGCAACCGTCAATACATCATCAAATAATGTAGATAATTGGTCACTATTGTCTACAAATAGTTTGGATGCTTCAAATATTATCAGTGGAGTTATAGATCCAGTTAGACTTGGAAGTGGAGTTGCAAATGACGAAACATTCTTGTCTGGAGATTCTTCATATAAGAAAGTAATTACATCTATTGGAATTGGAACAACTTCTGGATTTAATGTAGAAGGATTTACTTCTGTTATCTTCCCACCAGGAGGAGTCGGATATACAACATACTTTGGTGATTTCAAACTTAATCTGAATAGAGCTGCAACTACCTTAGATGCATACTCTACCCTTGGAATTGCACAGTTTAAGTTAAGTACTTTTGACGTTGGTCAAGATGGAAGAATACAAATCAAGAATACTGCGGCTGGTGGTGACGTAGATGCTGCGACACTTAACGCACAATCTGGTGCATATTATTTGGATGTGGATAATCACACTGGAACTGTTAAGGTTAATAAGGGTGGTACTGGACTTGCTGGTGTTGCACCTAATGGAAGTATTTTACAAGGTAACGGATCTACTTATAATAGACTAACAAATCCAACATTTATTGGAGACGTTACTTTTAATGCAGGTGCAGGATCCGTAACTTTAGCAGCAGATGCTGATATCTTATTCACAAATGGAACTGTCTGGAGTGGAGATGTTGCTGGTAAGATTCAATTCTTCCAAAATAGTCTATATTTACAGTACACTGATGATCTAATCTTTAGAAATGCTTCTGGATCTAACAGAGTCACTATTGATTCCCTAGGAAATGCAGATTATGTTGGTGTTGTTACTGCATCAAGGTTTGTTTCTGATGTTGCACAAGGGACTGCACCATTTACAGTTACCTCCACTACTAAGGTAACAAACTTAAATGCAGATCTACTTGACGATTTGACCACATCTTCGACAAATGTCAATTCTACAGTTGTAACTCGTGATGCATCCGGTAATTTTGCCGCAGAAGATATTACTGCAGAGGGAGCTGTTAGAACAAATACAATAACTGCTGAAGATTCTTCTGCTGCAATAACAATAGCAAATGTCACTGGCAAATCCACATTTGCTCAAGATGTTGATATTACTAGAAATCTTAATGTTGCAAGCACTGTAAATATTAATTCTGGTGGAATTAACGCAGGTTCGGGAATTGTAACTGCTACCAGATATGATGGTAATCTCCAAAGGACCCTTACACTTAATACCTCTGGTAATGGACTGACTGGTAGTGCAACATTTAACAACTCTGGTAATGTTACATTTACTGTACAGTCTGATGCAACTGCATCCAATGTATCAGATGCAATTGTTTATAGAGATAGTACTGGAAACTTCTCTGCAGGAACTATTACTGCATCTCTAACTGGTGCGGCATCACTCAATGTCTTGAAGGCTGGCGATACGATGACTGGTCAGTTGATCAATACCAGAGTAAATCAAACTGGCAATGGTACTGGTCAAATTTTCCTAAATGGAGCAACAGGAAACCGTATTGATTGGAATACATCGGGTGTCGCTGCACCATCACAGACCACAAGAAGTGTCGGTACTAAATTAGTCCTATACCCCGCAATCAGCGGAACTCAAGTTGATTACGCGATGGGAATTCAGAATTCCTCAATGTGGTTCTCTGTACCAACAACATCTACAGTATTCAGATGGTATGGAAATACTACTCAAATGATGACCTTGACAGGATCCAATCTGGATGTTGTTGGAAATATTACTGGTTCCAGATTAATTTCTGATGTTGCACAAGGGACTGCACCTCTTACAGTAACCTCCACAACATTAGTATCAAATCTGAATGCCGACTTACTCGATGGACAACAGGGTAGTTTTTATCTCAATACTGGAACTGGTTTTGGTGGAGATGTTAGTGGAACTTATAATGCAATTGTAGTTGCTAATGATTCTCACACTCACCAATTTGCAAACTTAACTGCTAAAAATTTGGGTAGTGGAGATTACTCAACTACTGGTGATTTTATTTCTGGTAGAGGTTCAGGTGGAGTTGCACTTACCATTAATGATGGTTACGGTAATGCAAACGTAACTTGGAACCATCAAAACGGCACACCGGAACAGACTGGTAAGGCAGGAAGAATTGAAGTTAATACTGATGCCACTAGTGGTAATGCATATATGAGTTTTGAACTTGGTTCAGCAGCTGCTGGAGTTTCTGCTGCGATCACTCCAATTCTTGAGTTGAGTGATACTACAAGTTCAAGATGGTTCGCTGCTTCTGGATTAACGTTCCTTAACGTTCCACAATTCAATGGCGGTACTTCAGGATCATTAGCACCATTTACTGTAGATAGTACTTTCTTAGTTTCGAATCTAAATGCCGATCTACTTGACGGTCAAGAAGGAACTTATTACTTAAATTATACTAACTTTACAAATACTCCAACTATCGGTGATGGAACTTTAACTGTTGCTGTTAGTGGAACTGGTCTAAGTATTAGCGCTACCCCCACATTCACTGCAAACCAGACCACAAATAAGACAATTACAGTAACATCCAATGCAACATCAGCAAATACTGTATCAACAATAGTTGCAAGAGATGGTTCCGGTAACTTTACAGCGGGGACAATTACTGCAAACCTAACTGGTACTGCAACACAAGTATCCAATACATTAACTAGAGGAACTTATCTGACTGGTTCTAGTTACAATGGTTCTTCAGCGACTACTTGGGCTGTTGATGCAACTTCTTCAAACACAACAAATAAAGTTGTTGTCCGTGACGCAAGTGGAAACTTCGCTGCAGGTACTATTACTGCAACATTAAGTGGTACTGCCACTAATGCAACTAACATTACTCTTGCTGATGAGTCAGCTGATACCACATGTTTCCCTGTGTTTGCTACAGGAGCAACAGGAAATCTTCCACCTAAGACTGGATCCAATCTAACATTTAATGCTTCTACTGGAGCATTAGGAGCAACTACTTTTGTTGGTAATCTTCAAAATACCCTTACACTCAATACTTCTGGAACTGGACTTTCTGGTTCCACAACCTACAACAACTCTGGTGCCGCAACATTTACGGTAACCTCTAACGCAACATCTGCAAATACTGTATCTACTATTGTTGCAAGAGATGGTTCTGGTAACTTTAATGCAGGTACTGTTACTCTTGCTGGAGAACTTCGCGGTCCAGCATCATTCACGATTGACCCAGCAACGGTAGGTGATAATACTGGAACGGTTGTCATTAAAGGTAATCTCCAAGTTGACGGCACGACCACCACTGTAAATAGCACGACCATTACAGTCGATGACAAAAACATTGAACTTGGTTCTGTTGCATCTCCAAGTGATGCTACAGCCGACGCAGGCGGTATTACATTGAAGGGAACGACTGATAAAACTTTCAACTGGATTAATTCTACCGATGCGTGGACTTCTTCGGAACATATTAATATTGCTTCTGGTAAGGTTTATAGAATTAATGGTACTGAGGTTTTAAATGCAACCACTCTTGGTAGTGGTGTTGTTAATTCTTCCCTACAAAACTTAGGTACACTTACTAGTGACGTAACCATTGGTAAGACATCGCCAAAATTAATTCTAAATGATACTAATGGTGCAACAGGTAGTTATCCTGGCATTCAGTTCGATACAACTAATAATCAGGGTGTTCTTTTAGAGCATAATGAATTTGATGGCGAACTTCCTATTGCTGGATATGGATTGGTCTTAAGGGAATCTCCAAATAATACTCAATTCCCCACCACAGGAACTGTTTCACTTTCAGTTCTTGGAAACATTTATGCTGGAGGAACAACAATTGGAACTCTTTCTAGAGTTCTCACAACAGCGGATGAAGGAACTGGTAATGGATTAGATGCTGATACTTTAGATGGTGTTGAGGGTGCATCTTACGCCAGATCTGATGCAGCAGATACAATATCTGCTATCCACACTCATACTGCTAGACCCGCATTTAATGGTGGCACTTCTGGATCATCATCACCATTTACTGTAGATAGTACCTTTGTAGTCACAAACCTCAATGCGGATCTACTCGATGGTGTTCAGGGTGCATCTTATGCCAGATCTGATGCAGCAGATACAATATCCGCTGTCCATACTCATACTGCTAGACCTGCGTTCAATGGCGGTACTTCCGGATCAACATCACCATTTACTGTAGATAGTACTTTTGTGGTCACAAACCTCAATGCGGATTTAGTTGATGGTATTCAAGGTTCAAGTTTCTTAAGATCTGATGCAGCAGATAGTTTCTCAGGTGCATTGACTGGTTCTGGAACCATTAGTGTTACTGGTACTGAAATTGAGTGTGGTAGAACTTCTGGTTCTGTCGCAATGACAACTAATGATGGTGGAGGAAATGCAAACCTCTGTTTCAACCATAAAGATAGAATTCCTGATACCACGGGCAGTTCCTATAGAATCGAAACAGCGGTCGATAGTGCTACTGCGAACATGTACTTCGAATTATCATCGAGTACTACATCTGGTGTTCAGGTAAATCTAAGTAATGGAATGACCTTGAATACAACCGGATTAACGGTTAGTGGTACAGTTACTGCAAACTCCGACATACGACTCAAGACAAATATTCTAGACTATGAAAACTGTTTAGATAGGGTACTGAATCTCAGACCAGTAACCTTTAATAGAACAGACTTGGAAGATACCGAAAAGGTACACTTAGGTCTCATCGCTCAGGAAGTTGAGGAAGTAATTCCAGAAGTTGTTGGAGAAAATTCAGCAAACGGATACAAGTCTGTTGCTTATGGAAACATTGTTCCCGCACTTATCGGTGCAATACAGGAACAACAGAAGATGATTGAAGAACTTCGTGAGGAAGTTAGAAACCTGAAGAACCGATAGAAAGATCGTTTCAATTTATAAATACCTCTAGGAAACTAGGGGTATTTTTTTATGGCGCAGCCATCTAGTAGAGCGGAGTTGAAGGAATACTGCCTCAAGCAATTAGGTAAACCAGTTCTAGAAATAAATGTAGATGATGATCAGATTGATAATTTAATAGATGATGCAATCCAATATTTCCATGAACACCATTTTGATGGAATTGATAGGGTATACTTAAAACATAAATTAACTCCCGCTAACAAAGATATTATTACACAAACAGGAGTCTCTACAAGTACTTCTGCAACTGTTGTTGGTGCAGGTTTAACATCAATAGACTATGTGGAGGGTGTAAATTATCTCCCACTACCAGATTCTATTATTGGTGTAAATAACGTACTTAAAATAAATTCCAGTAGTGTCTCTGATGGTTTATTCAATATTAAATATCAATTGTTTTTGAATGACGTTTATTTTTACGGTGCATTAGATCTTCTGAACTATGCTATGGTTAAGAGATATTTGGAAGACTTGGATTTTCTTCTAAATCCACACGCTCAAATTAGATTCAACAAAAAAAATCATAAGTTATATCTAGATATTGATTGGTCTGAAGTTGGTGAGAATGAATATGTGATTGTGGATTGTTATAGAATTTTAGATCCTTCGGAATCTACAAAGTTATATAATGATTCTTGGTTAAAAAAATACCTCACCGCACTAATTAAAAAACAGTGGGGTCAGAATATGATTAAGTTCCAAGGAGTTCAACTTCCAGGTGGTGTTCAACTTAATGGTAGACAAATTTATGATGATGGAGTTCAAGAGGTAGAAAAACTAGAACAAAAACTCAGAACAGATTATGAGTTACCACCAATGGACCTTATAGGTTGATAACATGGCACCACTCAATTCTTATTTTTTACAAGGATCTCCGAGTGAACAAAGACTCATTCAAGATCTAATCAACGAACAACTAAAAATGTATGGACAGGACGTTCTATACATGCCTAGAAAAATAGTTGGTGAAAATACAGTCATAAAAGAAATAACTGCTTCAAAATTTGATGATAGTTATCGAATAGAAGCGTATCTAATGAATTTTGATGGCTTTACGGGTAATGGAGATCTACTGACAAAATTTGGAGTTAGAAGTAATGATGAGATAACTCTTGTCATTTCAAAAGAGAGATATGATGATTTTCTCTTACCAATCATAAAATTATTTCCAGAGTCTGAAAGAAAATCAGCAGCTAGACCACAAGAAGGGGACTTGATTTGGTTTCCTCTCGATGAGTCTTTATTTGAGATTAAGTATGTTGAGGGAAAGAAACCATTCTACCAACTCAACAATTTATATGTTTATGAATTGAGATGTGAGAGATTTGAATATGAAGATGAGATTATTGACATCTCTCAAGTTGACTCTGACGGTGCAGAAGTTAACGAGGCTTTAAGCGATTATGGAAATACCTATAATATTCAACTTGTTGGTTCTGGTGCAACGACTGCCGTAGCTACTGTTGGGTTAGCAACAACCAGTCCTACATCCAGTTCTGTGCAATTTATTGATCTTATTAATGACGGATCTTATGATTTCGCACCTACAGTTTCTATATCTACAGCTCCATCTGGTGGTTCCAATGCAACTGCTGTTGCAATTATGACGAGTAGGCCATCTAACCAGACATTTGGTATTGATAAGATTATTGTTACTAATGCTGGATTTGGTTATACTTTACCACCTACGGTAACAATTTCTGGTGGAAATGGAAGTGGTGGAATAGCAACTGCTGTCATAGCTACAGGATCTCTTGGAATTATTGGAATTTCTTCCGGTGGTGTTGGTTATACCACTACTCCTCAGGTATTCTTTAGTACTGGAAATGCTTCTGCAGAGGCAGTTATTTCTGCTGCAGGAGAAGTTACCGCTGTACGTTATGTTAATGCTGGATCTGGTTACACAGAGGCACCAACAATTTCCTTTACTGATCCTGGATCCACAACATTTGGAGATTATACTTATAATGAAGTTGTTACAGGAACTAGAACAGGAACTACTGGATATGTTAGAGATTGGGATGCTTCTACAAGAGTATTGAAACTTGCAATTGTTGATGGTACATTTGCTAGAGGAGAATCTATAGTTGGTGCTGCTGCAAGTTATAAAGTTTCCACTGTCAATTCCAATGAATTCTTAGATGAATATGCAAGTAATGATGATATTGAAAATGAGGCTGATCAAATCCTGGACTTTAGTCAAAAGAACCCATTTGGAGAATTCTAAATAGTTTTATAATTACTAGGAACTTGTAATGATATCTAATTATTTTTACCACGAAATATTGAGGAAGACTATTATAGCTTTCGGAACTCTTTTTAATGATATAGAAATAAAACATAAAGATAGGTCTGGAAGTGATTTTAGTATCCTTAAGGTTCCTATTGCTTATGGACCTATTCAGAAATTTTTAGCAAGAATTGAACAGGCTCCAAATTTAAAAAGGGAAGTTGCAATTACTCTTCCAAGAATGTCATTCGAAATGACTGGAATTTCTTATGACCCAAGTAGAAAATCATCTACTATGCAGACCTTTAAGGCTGTAACTACTGATGGTGAGATGGTCAAACAATTTTTACCAGTTCCTTATAACGTTAATTTTAGACTGTCAATATTATCAAAATTAAATGAAGATGCATTACAAGTTATTGAACAGATATTACCATATTTCCAACCTCATCTAAATTTAACTATTGATCTTATATCTTCTATTGGTGAAAAACGAGATATTCCCATGGTTCTTAGTGGAATAACAATGGATGATCAATATGAAGGAGACTTTACGACAAGAAGAGTTTTAATTTACAGTTTAGATTTTACAGCAAAAACATATTTGTTTGGTCCTGTCGGAACTCCAAATGAAGCTCTTATCAAAGAAGTTCAAGTGGATTACTATAGTAACACTAATAGAAGAAATGCCTCTAGAGAACTGAGATATGTTGTTACACCTAGAGCTCTCACGGATTACAATAGTGATGCAACTACTCAAATCGTAGAAGACATTTCGGAAGAAATCACACAATTTGATGTTGCTGATTCTGCACAATTATCTGTAAATTCATATATTCAGATTGGATCTGAATCAATGTATATTAGAAAAATTACAGGAAATACTTTGCTTGTAAATAGAGCACAAGATAATACTCCAATTGAAACTCATGTATCTGGAACTGCAGTAAATGTAATTAATACTTTAGATGATTCGTTGATCGATCTTGATGATGATTTTGGATTTAGTGAATCCACATTTAATTTCAGTGATGGAAAAATTTATAGTCCAACAAAAGGAACTGATGTATGAGTTTTGAAGACATTGATAAGGCATTAGATATTGAAAGCACTCCGATAAAATCGGAGATCGCTCAATCAAAAAAACCTGCGATAAAAAATACGCAGACTCCAGAAGAACAAATTCAGAAGGATTATGAGTATTCTCGTGGTCAACTGTACTCTATTATTGAAAAGGGTCAGGAAGCCATTGATGGTATTCTCGAACTCGCACAAGAGTCCGATTCACCAAGAGCATACGAAGTTGCAGGCCAGTTAATTAAAAACGTTGCAGATACTGCAGATAAATTAATGGATCTACAGAAGAAATTGAAAGATGTAAACAAGGAAGAAAAAGGCTCCACACCAACGAATGTTACTAACAATGCAGTGTTCTTGGGATCTACTGCAGAACTTCAAAAATTCTTGAAGGGGTCGATGAATGGAGATCTCCCTAAATAAAATATAAGATAATATTCAGAAATAATGTCTAAACTAACCTTCAACGAGTGGCAATCACTTTCCGAAAAGAAAGGTATGGGCAAGTGTTCTTGTTGTGGAAATGAAATTAAAAAGGATGGTTCATGCGGATGTGATTCATCATGTGAACACTGTGGTGGAAAACATGATGTAAAGGAGTCTTCTAATCCTTTAATGAAAAATATGCCTTTGGGTCAAAAGAAGGTTGACAATCTTGCTAAGTCTTATGAAGGACATGTAAAGAATCAGTTAGTTCATGGACTACATTCTTTATCTAAAGCGAGAGAGTCTGCAAAAAATACTAAATTAATGAAGAGTTCTAGTGTTAAGGTTGCTGAAAGTAACTGTGGAGGAACTTCAACTAAAAGAAAAAAGAAGAAATTATCTGAGATGATTTCTACCTCTATGAGTGGAAAGAGATATAAAAATATAGATAATAGAGAAGATCAGGAACGGATTGAAACAGAAAATAGAGAGAAAAAAGAAGCAAAAGCAAAAGAAGCAAAGAAGAGAAAGACTGAATTAGCAGATCTTAGAGTAACTAAAGGCATTCGTTTCTACGACAAAAAGGGATCTGGTTATATTAAAGATGGAAAGAAAGTTTATGATGAATCATATAATCTAGATGAGAAGTGTTGGAAAGGTTATACCCAAAAGGGAATGAAGAAAAAAGGTGATAAAATTGTTCCAAATTGTGTTCCTACAGAAGAATATTCTGATTGGAGAAGTGAGTTAGAAGAAGTTTATATGTTCTCTTCACCAAAAAAGAACAAAGAGACTCCTAAGAAAAAAGAAACTTGGTATGAAAGAGATGAACGTAAAGCAAAAGAAAAGAAACTTAGAAAAGAATCCACTGAAGTCCAAGAGGGGAACAAGAGTGGTGATTCTTCTTTGCGTGACTGGTTTAGCAAGAGTCGCTCTTCTGATGGCACCCCTGGTTGGGTTCAACTGGGTGGTAAATACGCAGGAAAACCCTGTGCAAAACAACCAGGACAAACCACAAAACCAA